TAGGTTTTTTACCTGAAGATTTAATCATTCATTATGATCCACCAATTAGTTTTGCTACTCAAATTGACCCATCTAAAATACTTACAATTAATGAGCAAAGAAGATTATTAGATGAAGATTTGCCAATGCTAGAGGAGGGTGATATGTTCTTAACTGATAGAGAGCAAATAATTGTAACAAGGGATGATGACGCTGATGGAGTAGGTGATGACAATGCAGGTGATTTAACTGTAACTGAAAAAGAAGATTAACTATGGCAAACACAAATAAATTTAAGACACTAGCAACTGCTGCAGAAGTTATAAGTAATAGTTTTACTAATGCTAATACTGATACTGCATTAATATCAACTAACACTATATTGCTTTCTGAGTTAGCACACTTAAAGACTGCGATAGGTAATAAGTTTTATACTGAGTTAAAAACACAGAATAATGTTGGTGATTTTCCAACAGTAGGTGGTCTTACTTTAGCTAATCAAGCCTTGATGGATGATTTCTTAATTAGAACATTAAGTTGGTTTGCTAGATTTGAGGTTATAAATGAAGTTCAAAGCAATAGTACAAGTATGGGTATTGTAAATAATATTGATGAATTTTCTACTGTTATTGACCCTTCAGAATTAAATGTTTATAAGCAAGATACATACAGAAAGGCAGAGATTTACTTACAAGATATGTTAGGTTTTTTAAATGATTCAGATAATAGTGCTGATTACCCTACATATACTGCTAATGCTCCATGCAATAATTCAACTTATAAAAATCATGGAATGATAATGTACGATAGCATATACTCAAGACCTATAAGAAATTATAATAGTTGGAAGGATTTTTGTCCAGAATGTTAAAATAAATATATAAATGGCTGCAAACGAACATAAGAATTTAAGCGATATAAATAGACATAATCCATTAGGATTTGAAGTTGCTATTAATGAAACTGTTTTAACTAAAGGGTTAGGGACTAATGAAAGTGGAACTGATGGTAATTTACTTTGGCAGAAAAAGTCTTTAATGGGAATTACAAATTACAAGTTTCAAGGATATACAACCGATGGTACTTCTAATTATGCTTATGGTGAGGATATACAAGATACTAAATCTCCCTATGAAATGGTTGTTGATTTTGGAAGTAGTTCCGTTTCTGGTGATACTATAACTCCTCAGAATTTCTTTAAAATTGGACAGGCTTTTTCTATACCAGAAAACTCTAAAGTTGTTTCTATTTCTGGATGGATAACAAATAATCAAAGTACTGTGGTTACTATAGCGTTATGTAAGATAACTCCTGTAGAAGGTGTTGTAACACCTATTACTCCTATTGCAGTTAAAGAATTTACAGCTACAGGACTTGGTAGCAACTCTAAAGGTGTTAGGATAAACGAAAAAACTATGACTGTACCTGAATTAGCACCAGGAGATATTTTATTTCCTATGATAAAGCAGGCTGGTAATGGATCTGTTCTTCACTTAACTTTAAGCGTACAAACAACTACTTATTAATGACAACTAAAGAAGAATTAGTTTCAATGAAAAAAGATATAAGCTCAATTAATGAGAAGATGGATGGTATAGATGCAAAATTAGATATGCTAACTGAAAAGTTATTAAATCCTGACACAGGGGTTACAGCCAGAGTAAATAGAAACACAGCAATGAGGAAGGTTTTAGTTAAGGCAATGTGGGTTATTTATGGTGTAGCATTAGCAGCAATAATAAAAATATTTAAAATATAACAATAAAAAAAATAAAAAAATGAGTACATTTGATACAGACAATACACTATTACTTGAAATGCTTGGAAAAGGCGGAGGTAGTGAAATCTTTACCACATTAGCACAAACATCTAAAGACTGGTACTGCATATACTTTCCAGTAAATTCTGTTATAGCTTCTCTTACTGTTGCTAATATGACAGGAGAAGAAGCTTTAGTTGGTTTAACTTTACCAGCAGGAACTACATTATTTATGAGAACTACAGCTATTCAATTAACTTCTGGTGTTGGTATTGGTTATAGAGAAAGTGATGGTAATATTGCTTCATAAATAATAATAATATGCTAAGTTTAAGACAAGGTTTTGGTTTAAATACCATTAAGAGTTTAAGTAACTGGAGTCCATCTGATGATGCTACATTAGAAGCTTGGTATCAATTTGGAGTGGGAGTTACTGTAGCTTCAGAAAATGTTACTGCATGGGCAGATAGTTCTGGTAATAATCACAATATGATTCAAGCTACTGCATCATCTCAACCAGGATATAATTTAGGTGTATTAAATTTTGATGGAGTTAATGACAATTTAGCATCTAATCAGATTAATTTAACAGGAGCTTGTACTATAGCTTTAAGAGGTAGATTTAATTTAGCATCAGGAGATACTGTTTTAGGTGATGATGAAACCTCTAATGCTTTTATTAAGTTTCAATCTTCAAGTATATTAAGGTTAAGAGTTACAGCAGGTCTTATTGATTTTACATTACCTTCTGGTACTTTTGGTGATGATTATTTAGTTATTACAAGGGATAGTTCAAATACAGTAAATGCTTACAGAAATGGAGTTGCTATTTCATCACCTCAAACACGTTCAGGAACTATTAAAATAGATAATATGGGGACTAATAATGGGGGTACATTTTTTACAGGATCATTAAAAGAGGTTATTATTTTTAACTCAACAAGTGCAGCATTAAATGATGAGATAAATAATAGACTTTCTTCACTATAACATATTACATACAATTAAAAAATAAAATAAAATGGCAACAACAATAGTACCAGCAAACTTAAATGTTACAATATCAGAATCTTATGAGATTAATGGTGTTACATACGGAAATAGTTTAACTAAAACATACGCAAATAATGGTCAAGTTTCACAAAGAGTTATGAATATAGCTTCTCTGGGTGGTTCAGGTACTGCTTGGACAAGTATATTAGCGTTAGGAGCTGCAGATGCACAGGGACAAGTAAAAAAGACTGATTACAAATACTTTAGAATTACAAATTTAGATACTGTTAATACATTAAATCTCAGAATTTACAATGGAACAGAGTATATGGCTTTTGAAGTAGCTTTTGGAAGTACATTTTTATTGCAAGATCCTGGTACTGATTCTCCTGCTACAGCTACAACAGTAATTGCATTTTCAGACATTACATTAATAGCTGGTCAGTCAAGCTCTGCAGAAGCAGGAATTGATGTTGAGTTTTTAATTGTTACAGCTTAAAATGCCTTGCTACGAATGTGAAAATGGATTATGGAGATTTGGAGAAACTGGTAAGTGCGAATACTCCTCTAAATCAGAGTGTGATTTGAAAAATGAAGAATACTATGCTGATGATGAAAATCATGATTATCACTTTAATTTTGATAAAGAAATGATGGAAGAATTGCATGATAATGGAAGACTAGAAGTTAAAGTAGAGGAAGATGGTAAAGAAATGCTTATACTATTTACGTATGATTCTGAAAGAGAAGAAGAAGAATACAATCCAGAAGAAGAGGAAGAAATTAAGGATAAATTTGGTAAATATTTTGATAAGGTTATTAAAGACCTTAAAAAATAAAAATATTATGACTTTAAAGTATTTTAAAAGAAGTGAGTTTAACTGTAAGTGTGGCTGTAATACTAACCATATAGATGATGAATTTTTATCATTAATAGATAAAGCTAGGAGAATTTCAGGAGTACCATATAGGGTAAATAGTGGTTATAGATGTCAAAAACACCCTTTATCAATAAAAAGTCCTACATCATCTCATATTAAAGGTGTGGCAGCAGACATTAGATTTACAGATGGAAATAACCTGGCACTTATACTTAGTGGTTTAGGAGGTGCAGGGTTTGAAAGGTTCGGTATAGACTTTAAGAATAAGTTTATACACGCAGATTTAGATGATACAAAGGTAACTCCAACTATTTGGGGATACCCAACAAATTAGAATATTAACTTAAATATATATATTATGAATTTTATTACAGAAAATTGGCTAGAATTATTAATTGGACTAATGGCAGCAGCTAAAGTTATTACTAACTTAACTCCATCAGATAAAGATAACAAAATCTTCGGATTATTAGATAGAGTTATTGATGCTATAATTCCTAACTACCCAAAGAAAAAATAATGATACAGAAATGGATAGGATCTATGCTAATGAAGGGAGGCATAACACCAATTACAGAATTGTTAAAGGCTATTAAGGATTTATTTACAGACACTAAAGGAAAGTGGAGTAGTAAAAGAACTATTAGTGGTGTGATAGTTTTAGCTGCAAGTTTATATATAGAAAAGAATGGTATTGATACTAACGCTTTAATATTAACAGGATTAGGAATATTACCTTTATGTTTTTCAGCATTTGAAAAAAATAATAATAATTGCAATGATAGTTGTAAAAAATAATTAACTTTGTAAAGACTTAGAAAGGGTTGTGCCTTTCTTTGTTTTCAATTGTTTATAGTTTTCAAGAGTGGGATGTTTAAAAACATCTCACTTTTGTATTATATAGGTCTTTTTTTTCGTAATATTGCTTAATAACTAATACTTTAAGCAATGAAAGAATATGGTAAAAGATTAAGACTGTCTGAAGAAGAGGTTGAAATGGTTTATGAAAATAGAGCAGAATCAACCACTAACACTAATGGAAATACCGCACTAGATATTAACTTAGCCGAAAGAGGCATTAAGAAAAAGGATGTAGTTTCTGTAAAGCATTGGCAATCTGCCAGTGGAGAGTTTAGGTTTAGCATAGTAACTAAAGAAGATTTAACAGCTAATGAAAATGACATACTAAAAACAGTAAGTAATTTTATAGAAAAACATTCACCACACTATCCATCAGTTAAGAGAGATGTAAAATATAATAATCACTTATTAGTTATAAATCCAGCAGATATACATATAGGGAAATATGCAAACCAACTTGAAACTGGTGATGGCTACAATGTAGAGATTGCCTGTGAGAGGGTCTTAGAAGGGCTACAAGGGCTTATTGATAAGTCTAAAGGTTTTGATGTAGATAGGGTTTTATTTTGCATAGGAAACGATATACTGCATATAGATAATGTTTACAACACTACTACTGCTGGTACTAATCAGGATGTTGATGGTAAGTGGTGGGAGCATTTTGAAATTGCTTTAGCGTTATACGTCAAGTGTGTTGAGGTTTTAAGAGAGATAGCTCCTGTGGATGTAATTCATTCTATGTCTAATCATGATTATCAAAGTGGTTTTCATTTAGCACATGCATTAAAGAGTTGGTTTAGGAATGACAGTGAAGTTACGTTTGATATATCTGTAGCACATAGAAAGTATTATAAGTATGGTAAGAATTTAATAGGTTTAGAACATGGAGATGGAGCTAAGATGGATAAGCTACCTTTATTAATGGCTCAAGAAAGACCTCACTTATGGTCAGAAACAACTCATAGGTATTGGTATCTACATCATTTACATCACAAAGTTAAGCATAAGTGGTTAGATGCTAAAGATTTTATTGGAGTAACAGTTGAGTACATGAGATCACCCTCTGGAACTGATAGTTGGCATTCAAGAAAAGGTTTTACAGGAGTTCCTAAAGCAGTTGAAGGTTTTTTACACGAAAAAGACAGTGGTCAAGTGGCTCGTTTAGTACATTACTTCTAAAATAACACACAATATAAATACATTTTATCTCTAGAAGATAAACATTTTTCTAAAAATTGTTAAAAAAGTTTTGGTAGGTAATTCCAATTTTATATATTTGCCTCAATTAATAACTAAAACAATAACACTATGGGAAAGATGAAAGAAGAATTTATGCAAATGAAATTGCAAGAGCAACAAGAAGCAAGAGATATTATGGAAAAACACCATCCAATAGGACAAGAAAGATATGTGGCTGAGGCAGAGCATGAAAGAAATGAAATAATAGATGCAATGCATGATATTGCACAAAATCCGAGTATTAATCAATTAAATAATAAAATGTCAAAAAAAACAATGCAGGAAAAATTACAAAAACAACCAGAACCAATCCAAGAAACAAGAAAAGAAGTTTTAACAAGGCTTTATAAAGAGAATGGGTTGGTAAGAGAGGATGTGTATAAAGACAAAAGAGGATTCTCTACAATAACTAGAAGTGGTGTAGATAAAATTGCTGCTAAAAATGGAATAACTATAGGTTATGAAGTTATACTTTTAGATGTGAAAGAAGGAGAATGTGTTCTTAAAGCAGCAGCAACTATGAAGGTAGGAAATGAAGTTAGGAATGTAATGGATTTTGGAGAGGCTAGTGTTTCCAATAACTTAACTGGTGGTGGTAAAAAGTGGCTTGTTTCTATGGCTAAAAAAAGAGCAATGGGTAGAGTTGTTCTAACCTTAGCAGGATTTTACGAGCAAGGAATGTACAGTCAGGATGAGATGGCATTTGAAATGAATGATTAATTATGACTGGATAGATGATGCACTTGATGGAAAGCCTAGTGAGATAACAAACTCACAATGGCTGACCATTGAGGGTAACATTGACTTCACTTCACTTACAACAACAATGAAGTCTGATATTCTAAACAAACTAAATGATTTATCAGAAGAAGAAGCAGAAGAAATAATAACTAAACTATACAACAATAGATATGAAAAAGACACACAAAAGCAATGGCTCAAAATGTTTAGAGATGGAGTATTTAAACATAGAGATTTTTAAACACTTCCTAAAAGTTTACACATATATTGTGTGGAATAATAAAAGTATATTGGGTTTTATTTCTGAAGATAATATTATGAAACTGCTGGATGAAAAGCAAATGCTTGACTTTTATCACTTTGATAAAACAAACTTTAAAGTAAGTGCTGATAAGGTTGAAAAATACTTACAATCCAATGACTAAGAAGTATTCACTACTAAAGATAAGACAATCTAGGAATGAGTTTGAAGCACTACTAAGAATTTATGGTATATCTAATTCAACTCTCTGTAAGGTAATTGGAGTTAATTATGCTACCAGTAGGAACTTTATAAAGATACCATCCAACCTTAGATTTATACACGCACACAGATTAGCAGACTTTATAGGCTTAACAGTTCAAGATGTAGTTGATACAATAGTGTACGACTTAAAATAAAATAAACAAATGAAAAGAAGAAGATTAAAATTTAGCGATTACTATCATAATATAATTGTAACTGAATTATCAGAAATATATAACATAGAAAGAGATAAAATGTTTTTAGGAAGTAGAAAGAAAAACATTATATTTGCTAAGAGAATGTATATATTTATACTAAGAAATATGTTTGATTTAACTCTTAAAGAAATAGCTGATGTTACTAATTTACATCACGCTTCTGTATTACATCACACTAGAAAATTTGATTTTTTCTACAAAAACTATACTAAAGAGTCTGAATTATTTAAAAGAGTTGAAAGTAAGATCATTGAAGTAGAGATAGATGAAGAGATATTAGGATTAGAAAATAAATTAAAAAAAATAAAGGATTCATTAACTAAATTATATAAAATAAATAAACTAAAAAATGACAGACAAGAAAGAGAAGGTCTACTTACCAAGTAGTATTAAAAACATTCCAACGAAGTATGGAACAATGATGGTCGCTAACTTTAAGTTAGATGAACTACAAAAGAACTCAAAGAATGGTTGGGTGTCTATGGTTATTTCAGAAAGAAGAGAGCCATCAGAAAAAGGTGCGACACATTATGCCTATGTAAATGACTTTGAGCCAAAGGAGAAGGCTAATACAGCTCCTAAGCAAGAGTCTAGTAGTGATAGTAGTGATGACTTGCCATTCTAAAATTAATTATAAGTTAGAGAGTTGCGGCTAAAACCTCCATACGCTAACCAGCGAGGTCTTTCTTTCTTTTTTTAAAACTATAACACAATGAAAGAACAACCAAACTACTATGCAATTCTATCTGCTGAGGTTAGATATGACAATAGGCTAAAGGCTAATGTAAAATTATTATTTGCAGAAATAACTGCTCTATGTAATATGAACGCTGAATGTTTTGCAACTAATAAATACTTTTCTGATCTTTATGGTAAAAGTAAAACTTCTATATCAGTTTGGGTAAGTGAATTGGTGAAGTATGGTTACATTAAAGTACACTATACTTACAAGGAAGGTACTAAAGAAATCCTTAACAGGCATATAAGAATACTTAAAGGGGGTATTGAAGAAAAGTCTTTACCCCCCTATAAGAAAACTTCAAAGAGTAATACTACAAGTATTAATACTATGAAAGTTAATACTAAGGGGGTTTTTAAAATACCAACAATAATTGAGATTAAAGAATATTGTAGTGAAAGAAAGAATAATGTAGATGCGGAAACATTTTTTGATTTCTATGAAAGTAAAGGCTGGATGGTTGGTAAAAACAAAATGAAGAGTTGGAAGGCTTGTGTAAGGACTTGGGAGAAAAGCAGTAGAAACAATAATACTAATGATAGAACTACATCACATAGACATAAGTCAGGTAAAGACTATGGAGATGGTTCTTTTTAAAAACTAAAAAACTATGGACTACAAAAAAATTGATAATATTGAAATAGATGGAATAGATACTAAAGACTATCCTGATTTCTGTGATGCTTATATAGTTAGTGCTGACTATGATGGGAAACCAATGACTGATAAGCAGTTAGATGAAATAAATGAAGATGGGGATTTTCAGTATCAGTGTATAATGAATGATATATTTTAATATATGAGAACAATAGAAGATACATTTAAAATAGAAAACTTTTTGCAACCTAAGATGTATAATAGGTATAAGCTGGGTAACAAAGAAGAACTGAAAGAAATGTTTGTTAAGGCATTTAAGCATTACGACAGAACGATTGATGTGTATGATCATCTTGATTCTTATGATGAAGTAATAGATTGGTTATCAGATAATAAAGGTAGAGGTTTAATGCTAATGGGTGATTGTGGATTGGGTAAGTCTACTATTCTTAACTATGTTATTCCTGCAATCTTTAGAACAAAAACAAATAAGCTGCTTACTAGCACACCAGCAAAAGAACTTGGAGAAATACAGAGAAGTAATGCTTCTTTTATAATAATTGATGACTTAGGTACTGAGAGTATTAAGAATGACTATGGTACTAAGATAGATGCAGTAGCTGATGCTATATCTTATGCTGAGGATAGTTCAAAGACCTTACTTATTACTACTAATTTAGATGCTGAAGATTTAAAGAAAAGATATGATGAGAGGACTTTAGATAGGCTAAGGAAGTGTAAAGTAGTGGTAATCAAGGGTAAAAGTTTTAGAAACTAATTACTATAAAATTGAATTATTTTTATATATTTGTTTAATGAAAAAAACAAAAGATGATGATAGTGGTGTTGTTTTTAGTATTCCAAAAATCATTAACACTGACTTAACATATTATATGCAGTTTGGATGGAAGAGATTGAAGGACAAATCAGATTTTAAAAGAGAGCAAATAAAATATTCAAAAAACATTTATAAAGATACGTTTAAAATACAAGAAGATTAAAAGGATACACAGGAAACAATTAATAATAAATAAAGGGTAAGACCTAAAGGCTTTTAATTTTACAGACCTGTGTAGTAGAGGGGGGGTGTGGTTACCTCCCCAATACAACTAAAAAAACAAAAATATGAAATGTCCAAGTTGTGAAAAAGAATTAATATGGGGTGGAGATCACGACTATGAAGATTACGGGGAAGAAGGCGAAGGTATAGTGTCTAATAGTACTTGTAATAATGATGATTGTGATGTTGATATGGTTATAATATATACAAAATAAAATGAAAGAAGAAAGAACATACAAAACAATTAAATGGATATTGAAAGACAATATCAAAAAGAATGTAAAAAGTCTTTGGACTTGGAAGGACGATAACTTTACAATGATATATGAAAACTATGCAGGTGATGATAGAATTTACACTAGCAACCAACTTTTAAAACTTTTAACTAAATGATTATATTTACATTAGTAGGAGTTATAACAGCATTTTTCTTTTTTATGATTATTTTTATGACTATTATAGAAGGTAGGATTAAAAACAGACAGAATGAGAAATTGTTTTATAAGATGGATAAAGTTGAAACTAGAACTGGAGGATTAGCACACGATAGAATAAATGAAAGAAAGAAAAAGTAAACATTATTACGATAATTCAAGGAATGGCTATACTTCATCTGATACATCTATAGATTACAGTAAAGATAAGATTCCTAACTATTACATTGGTAAAGTATATGGTTATGAAGCAAGGAAAGTAATTGAGGATTTTGATTTATCTTACAATATCGGTACTGCCACCACATATTTGCTCCGTGCAAAAAGGAAGCACACTACAAGTGTTGAGTGCATACAAAAAGCAATCAATCATCTTGAGTTTGAATTAGATAAGATTAAAAATGAAGAAGCCGATATTTAGAGTATTTGTATCGTATGAGATAAAGAATAAGGCTGCTGTAACAAGGAAGGTTATTACTGGAGTATTAGATACATTTGCACTAACCTCTAATATAGAGGAGATAAAGAATGATAAAGAACTGATAGATAGAATATGTTACTTAAATAAAAAGAACTTAAACAAAGTAGAGATTACCATAATAGGGGTTGATGTTGAAGATCAGTATGGTGAAACTAATGATAGGTTTGATGATGAATATTAAATTATGCCAAAGATTAGAAAGATAAAAATAGGAGATAGAAAAGACTCAAGAGGAGGAGGTTACTCAAGAAGAAAGTTTACTGTTGCTGAGGCTGATGCTATAAGATTAGAATACAATACTGCTACACAAAAGATAACCATCTCATCTCTTGCTAGAAAATACAAAGTATCTCAACCATTAATGTATCAACTCATTAAGGGGACTACCTATACCGATAGGGGGATAGGGGGCATAGGGGGTAAGGGGGCATAGGGGGTATGGCAATGAAGCAAGAAGCTCTAGTGCAGTCAGCGTTCTGTACATACATTAAACTATCATATCCTAATACAAGGTACTGTGCATCTCTAGGTGGTATAAGAACATCAATGACTCAAGCTATCATGGCTAAGAGAACTGGATATGTTAAAGGCTTTCCTGATATGCAGGTATGCAAAGTCAATAGCGAGTATGCAGGACTCTTCTTAGAGATTAAAGCCGATAAGACTTGTTACCCATCTAAAGAACAGAAGCAGTGGGTAGCCGACCTCAACGAAGCAGGTTACTATGCTAAAGTAGTTAAAGGATTAGATCAGTGCATAGAAGTCCTTGATTGGTATATGAAAATAAAATAATTACAAAAACTTTTCTTAAAATTTCTTAAACAATTTTCTTAACTTCTGTTTTGAAACTGCCCTGAAA